AGCTCTAGCAAGTTCAGCGGTTTTAGCCACTGTTTTTCTACTGTTAAGCCCTGCGATTGCAAAGAGAATATCGTCTTGAAGATTGCCACTTGGCATGACACGATTCTTGAAATAAATGACAGCCGCTTGGGCTTCATCTTCCGAATCAGTATTGACGCGGGCAATCTCTAAGGCTCTGCCTTCCTGCATCTCCTTTTGATTTGCATGGCGTTCGCTTAAAAGAATATGTTTGAGTTCCTTTTTAGTTAGAGGTTTTTCGTCATCCTCTTCCTCTGGTTCGTCAACTGTTCCTTCGAGCGCGCGCTTAGCATCCCTAAGTTTAAATGCAAGATCGCCAGCGGCGTTTTCAGCCGCTTTGATTTTTAATTTATCTGCTTCAATTATTGCCTTGTAATCAGGTTTTTCTTCTGTCGAAGTGCTGTCGTCAGCTTCTTCAGTCTCCTCTACTTCCGTAGATTCAACTTCTGGAGCATCTACCACATCTTTGGTAGTCTCAATTTTTTTAGCCATAAGCATCCGATTTAAGTTCGGTAACTGTTTAATTTATAAAACCTTGCGGTTATCCAGTTTATTGACGTAGTGGTCTATGATTCTATCTCAGCTAACTTCTTTATTTTACTCTGCACAACATCTGCGAAGTAAGAAAGAAGTTTAGCTGAAATAATATCATTTTCTGTCTGTGCTTTATTAAGTGCTTCTTTAGCATGGTATCGAATTTCACTTAATAAGATTTCAAAAACTTTCGTTTGAGAAATTTGTTTAGCTTCTTTCTTTAAAACCGTAATCTGTCCTTCTGTCAATATCCCTCCTTTATGTTTCCATCCCTCACTAGTTTTCGTTAGGATATCATCCTCGGAAATAGTATTAAAGACATCTTTGACTATAAACTGCACTAAGCGTCTTTGTAATATTTCCTGCTCTTCTTTCATTATTTTTTCTTCTTACTCTTTTTGCCGACAACAATCTCCTCGGCTTGTGCTTCTTCGAGAACCTTGACTGCCTTTACGATACCAGGCAGTTCAACACCTTCAGGAACATCTACAATCTTGCCATTTACCCTATAAGTAAAAACTACCTCTGGCTTTGCTTTTGCTTTCTTGTTTTTAAAATCATAAAACGAACCCATCTTTACCTTATCGGTAGCTTTTCGAATAAGACCGCCGTATTTATCATATTGTGCAATCAGTTCATTCTCATCATAAGTGCCATCTTCTCTAGTAACAATTTTCAACGCTCGCGCTACTTTTTCTGGATTAACTAATTCAAAATCTTTTACTCTTGTCATAACAAATTATTTATTAACTAATAAATTTTCGACCTTATTGTACTCCAATATCTTGTAATGCCCCAGCCATTTGCTTCTGTCTAACTTGTGATCCCATAGAGGAGGATTTAGACGGTGCTCCTGGAGTAGGCATTCCTTGAGGCAACCCTATTGGTTTCTTGGCTATGAAATCTTCAGCTCGGCCTTTGAAGTATGAATACATGAGTTCTCTAAGCAAAGACTCATGTTCAACCATAGGATCATTAGCTAGGAGCTGATAGAGGGAAGTGAGAAGCGCGGACATTTGTTCAGAGTTTCTTGGGAACATCTCTTCTGGGTCAATGCGGCAGAGATAACGGAACTTTGAGAATAAATGGGGGTTGATTATATATAAATGCTTCTTATTATCCGGCCAGCCTACTTCTTCTAAAAGTTTTAGATTAGCTGTCTTTTTCTGGGAATCAGTCATATTCTTGGCTATAAGATTTTCATCGAAGCGAATCTCTTTATCCACTTGCTTGCCATTTACCATTTGTTTCTCAAGTATAAACTTCCGATATTTAAGTTTAGTCCCACTTCCTGTTATTTCATCCACTTGAGCCGTAGTGAGATGATTAAGAGCAATATCTGCCATGAGCGGGCCATAGGCTACGATTGATTCTGCGAGAGACTTACCTACGCCAGCTATAAGTTTCTTGGCATTAGCTTGTGCTTGAGCGACCGAATAGGCTTTCTGTGAGGCTTGAGGCAATTGCCCTGTCTGAACATCTGACAAAGAAGAATCGTCTATTGAATCTTTGGTTGCCATAAGAGCTTGAAATCCAGCAGCCAAATTAGCAGGGGGAAGAAGAGGAATAACTTTAGTATCTTTATCTTTAAATGCCGTGATGGCCGAGGGAAATATAATCTCTGAATCAATCTTATCTGATCCCGTAACGGCCACAGGTTGATTTACTTCAAGAAATGCACGATTCATCAAAAGCTCTGACATTGCGTCATAAAGTTGGTTGTCCCACCTCATAGCATTCATCATTGACTTACCATAGAAGAAGTGAGAGCCAATTAAATTGTAACGGAAAGGAATGACGTTGTATTTAGGTGCATTTCTATTATCTCTATGTTTGATGGGGTTATTTTCTATATCGGAATCACCCATATAGATTCCATTTATAAAAGGCGCTTCTGTATCTTCTCGTCTATTTAAATAAATAACTTCTTCTACTAGAAATGGGTGGTCATCATCTTTGATATCGTAGAACAACCCATTATCATCGCTGTAAATAGTTTTGATGCCTGGCTGGACATAGGCCCAGTTGTCATGCTCTCCATACTTAGCTTCGGCTTCTTGGAATTCAAGATATCGCCTTTTAATAATGCAACGGTGTTTTTGAATATTACGCTCATACGCATTGGAAATAAGAATCTGATCTGTGGAATATACAGGAGCCTTAAAACCGGAGAGAATTTCATCCAAGACTTCTTTAACTGCGTACTTACCATCTTCCGTCCTCTCTTTAATCTTCTGATAGACTTCAAAGAATTCAGCGCCTAAGTAGACACAGGGTGCTTCAATCATTCCAAAAACTAGGGAGACAAAAGAGGATTGATAGTTTGAATTCGTAGGCAGAGTCATCCATTCCACGATATCTCGCATAACATTTGAGAAATCACGATCTATTTCATCAGCGTCATTTTGAGCCGAGAAACCTGGAATAAGATAAGCGGCGGTTAGTTGAGCGTGCATGGCAATACCCTTATTCCTAGCCATACTTCTTGTACCCCGATATTTCCATGCCTCTACAGGATCATCTATATCTTCATCCACGAAAGCATTAAACATTCTCTGGCCTCGATTCATGTCCTCAATAACAGACCTGCCATTTAATTCAGTCCAACCTCGGTTCAAAATCTCATCACCATTAGCAAAATCTTTTTTAACGATAGACGTAAAATCCTGTACTTCTTTCGAGGGAGCATAGGCGGAAACTGGAGTAGTTTTATAAATGTCTCCTATCAAATTTTATTTAGTTAGAATTATATTCTACAATTATATCATACTTTAAAAAATAAATGTCAACTATCTTCTGTTAAAACTTTTCCATTGAGGTTTGTATGTTGTGACTTTCTCTCCCGTGTCTAATTTAGTCACCGCCCAATATCTTAAAGCATCAGCCAAATGAGAAGTGAAATCATGAAAAGGTTTATTTTTGAACTCTCCTCGGTTATCATCCCATTCCTTGTGATACAAAGAAATGCAATGTAGAAAGCGAGTACACTTTTCTTCATCAATCCATAAGGAAGAAAACTTTAAGCGGGCCGCATTAATTCCATCTTCAATCGAAAGTTTAGGCGCGATCTCAAATTTGATGCCAAGTGCTTCAGCTATTTCTAAACGGGATTGACCGCTTCCCAATTCTTTAACCGCTATATCGTGCGGTGCATAGTGTATTCCATAGACATAAGGCTTTTCTTGAAGAGTTTTAGCGTAATGAGAAAGTCCTTCTCCACTCTGTTCATAACAATCAATCATCCGCCATTTCATACCATCAAACTGCATAAACAAAATAGCAGTGGCATCTCCAATACCTAAGTCCCACCATGTATGCACAGAAAGAGCCGGATCATATTTAACTTGGGTAATTCTTTTCTCGGCTCTGGCTACCGATAATTCTTTTAAATAAAATGCCCCTTTAATCGCCGCCTCGAATGAACATTCAAACTCTTGAAGATACTCATCCTCGGTCATGACCTTCTTTGCATCGTCTATTTCCTCTTGTTTAATTAACTTACTATCGCTTACTTTGAGGAGGATTGAAAGCCATGTCTTATCTTTTTTCCCTTGCTCGTAAAGTTTCCAAAACTCATTTTTACCTTTTGGAGTTCCGATCCATATTGCGTAACCACTATGATCAGCAAGAGCTGGCCGGATAATCTCGCTAAAAATGTTGCTAGGCTGTTGTGAGTATTCATCGAAGACCACTCCCCAAAGACCAATACCTCTAAGGCTATCAGGATTATCAGCACCATAGAGCGTAATCCTAGAGCTGTTAGGGTATTTAACAGTAAGTTCTGCTTCATTATATTCAACATTAGGAACTACTTTTGAATATTCTTTAATAATATCCCATGCTACGTTCTTTGCTTGTTTGTAAGTTGGTGCGACATAAGCATAACGAGAACCTAAGGTCTTCAGTGCATCTCGTTGTAAATGATTAAGGCAAGCAGTAGTCTTGCCGCTTCTTCTGTGAGCTACAATTACATTCCACCGCTTATTACTTTCATGTAGTTGGTAACTCCACTGTCTTGGTGTGTAGGGAATTATTACTGTCTTTATTTCCATTCCATAAAAAGTTTATTTTTTCTCCGCCAGAAGTTACGTCAGTTTCTTGCCTGTCTTTATACTCATCACGAAAAGCATTCTTTAAATAAAAGATCGCACCGGTGGCCGCTTGGCTATCCAATCTTCTTACCCAACAACTCTCAATATATAGTTCAAGCCCTTTTATAGTGTCGGAAAACCTCTTTTTATATTCTGAATATGTATCTCGGCTTATTCCTAAAGCTAAGCACAATCCTGCCTTTTCTGGTTTTTGTCTATTCTTATCACATAAGGCAAAAAAGGCATTTGCTTTAATTATGATTTCGTTATGGTCAGAATATTTTGGTGGCCTTCCTCCCCCTTCACCTTGCTTACCTTTTTTTTGCTTTATTGTTGACATCTTTTATCAAATCTCTAATGTCCAAAAGTAATTCAATCACCAGAGTTTCAAAATCAAATTGTGGTTCTCCGCCTCTAAAATATAAAGTTGCCTCAATTTCTTTAGGAATATTTCTTTTTACTCTTACCTTT